CCTACGGGTGGTGGCAAAACTGCCGTGTTTTCATTCCTATCAAAACAATTTATAAAGCAAACAGGAAAAAAAGTTTTGATTGTAGCGCACCGAGAAGAGTTAATAAATCAAACAGTAACGACTTTACGAACTATCGGGGTTACGGTTGAAACGGTAATTGCGCAAAAAAAAAGTCTCAACCATTTATCAAACGCATACGTTGCAATGATTCAAACTTTAAAAAAACGTTTGCAAAATGATGACAGTTTTTTGAAAGATGTAGGCTTGATTATAGTAGATGAGTGCCATATTTTAATGCATCAAGAAATTTTCGAATACTATCCAGACGCTAAAATTTTAGGAGTTACAGCAACTCCAGCGGTACTAAAAAAAATCAATTTTACAAAATGTGCAAGGTGCGGAACTATTTATGACAATATAGAAACGTGCTGCAATATTGAAACTTTTGAGTACACAAGAAATTTCACGCTGTCAGAAATTTACGAAGATATTATTATTGGTCGTGGAATCACGGACTTAATCCAAGATGGGAAATTAGTAAAAGAATTAGTTTATACAACTGGTTCGCTGGATCGTTCAAAATTAAAAGTCGATGCAAAAACAGGAGACTTTGATGACCAAGATGAGCAAATTGAAAAGGGGATTTTTGATGTTGTAAAAAACTACAAAGAAATTGCTTTCGACAAAAAAACGATTATTTTCAACTCTAGCGCAAAAATGAACTTACTTGTTTATAACGCTTTTATTGATGCTGGAATTTCAAACGTAAAAATATTTGATTCGGTTAATGATTCTGAAAATCGAAAGAAAGTTTTGGATTGGTTTAAGAATACGCCAAATGCAATATTGTGCAACGTGTCTGTATTTACAACGGGATTTGATGAGCCGTCAGTTGAATGCGTGATTATGAATCGAGCTACTTTGTCACTTGCGCTTTTCCTGCAATGCGTTGGTCGTGGTGGTCGTCCGTGTGAATCGGTTTATAAACCATACTTTACCCTGATAGACGGAGGCGGAAATGTCGAAGCCTTTGGAAAATGGTCGGACGAGATCGATTGGATTCCTATTTTTTACGGTACAGATTCCAAACCAAAAGCAAAAAAAGAAGCTTTAGAGAATGTAAAGCAATGTGATGGATGCGGTTATATTCACGCAAAGAATTTATTGGAATGTTCTAATTGTGGGTATCAACTTCCCGACGTTAGGAAGGTGATAACGGTATCGGGGGAAGTTGCGAAGTTAATTGATTCAGTACCTTTGCCCGATGGAAACAAAATTGTGCAATATGCGAAACGATTGGGGAAGGATAGGAATTTTGCTTGGAGGGTATTACAATCACAAATTTTAGACCTTTTTTTCTACCATAACGTTACAGAGGGGTGCTTCATTAACACCGTGAATAACGGAAAATTTGAAATGAGTATTAGAAATATAATTAAAGTACCGTACATGATTATTCAGAATTCGGAATTAGAATACGGAGTAATGAGAACTAAGGCATGGGTAGTTAACCGGATTAAAAACCAATTAGAAAAATATTATGAGAAACGAAAGCGAAAGTTTAATACAACAACAGATTTTTATTTGGTTTAATAACAATTATAGAAATTGCATAATTCATTCAGTACCCAACGGCTCATCAACTGGAGACCCTCGTATAATTTCGCAAATGACCCAACTTGGAATGGTTAAAGGAATCGCAGATTTGATTATTTGGCTTCCAAACGGCAAAGCGATTATGGTTGAGGTTAAAAATTCCACAGGTTCGCAAAGTTCTGACCAAATAAAAATTCAGCAAAAACTTGAATCTTTAGGAGGCGTTTATATTTTAGCCTGTAATTTAGAATCATTCCAAACGCAAATTGAAAAACATTTAGTATATTTGCTAAACCCGTAAAAGATACGGGTTTTTTAACCGATAATAATGTAAAGAATTTTACAATGAAAACAACAAAACAACTTTTACAATTAATGCTCGACAACCAACAATGTTTTAACGGTGGCTTGTGCTATTGGGCTGCATGGATGCACCATTGTGAATTAATAACCGAAAACGAATTTGATACTTTATTGTCTTATATTTCTGACAATAGACCAAGTACATTTTCAAGTATTCCTGCTTTTAAAAATCTAGATTCGGCTTATTATTGGAAATATGGAGATATAAAACCAAGGGTAAAATGGTTAGAGAAACAAATTAATTCACTATGAATCAGTCAAAAAAACAATCGATAATTGAGAGTGTAGTACAAACTACAATTGGGCTTGTAACATCAATATTAATTCAAATAGTATTATATCCGCTTATGGGAATTCCTGTAAGTTTCAAGCAAAATTTAATAATAACAGCTGTATTTTTTACAGTTTCAATTGTTAGAGGTTATTTAGTAAGAAGAATTTTTAATAAAATATAAATATGCTTACAATTACAAACGAGGACAATATGGTTCTTATGGCAAGGTATCCAGATAATTATTTTGATTTAGCTATAGTTGATCCGCCTTATGGGATAGGTATAAATGAAAGCATAGGCAGGAGAAAAGGAATGAAACACAGCGGTCACAAAAAAGCAATTTGGGATAACGAAATNCCAACTCAAGAATACTTTAAACAGTTATTTAGAGTATCAAAAAATCAAATTATTTGGGGTGCTAATTATTTTATAATGCCACCAACTAAATCTTTTATTATTTGGGATAAATGTTATTCTGAAGATGTAACTTTTAGTAGATATGAATATGCTTATAGTTCTTTTAACGTAACAAGTAAAGGTTTTGTTTTTAATGGTCAAGCCAACTTAGGTAAAATACACCCCACCCAAAAACCTGTAGCACTTTATAAATGGATATTAGATAAATACGCAAAGCCTGGAGACAAAATACTCGATACACATTTAGGTTCAGGTTCAATAGCAATAGCTTGTCACGATTACGGTTTTGAATTAACCGCTTGTGAGTTAGATAAAGAATATTTTAACAAAGCAATGGAACGAATAACAAACCATACAAATCAACAAAAATTATTTTAACATGACAAAATACGAAACAACACAAAAAATTCTTAAACGTTTGCAATTTAAAACCAAAGAAGAAGTCGCGAAAGAATTGGGAATTAGCAGACCAACGCTGGATGCTAGGTTAGCGTGGCACAATTGGAAGGTAAGCGAGATTACGCATGTTGAGGGCTTAATTACAAATAAAAACCAATAAAATGAAACAATTCAAATACCAACTTGCAAAAAAAGGAAAAGTAAATTGCCTCGGATGTGGCAAAAAAACAGCAGTTCAGTACATTGAAAATGAAACAGGGAACTTTGTATCTGGAGCCATGCGATGCGACCGAGAATCTAGCTGCGGCTATCATAAAAAACCAGAAACAAATGATTTTATTTTCGTTCCAAAGCACGAAGAAATCATAAAAAAAACAGATTACCTTTCTTTAAAATTAGTTGAAAATCATTTTTTAAACCCAAATGATTGTAATTTTGTTACTTTTTTGAAAAGTGTTTTTGAGGAATCTAAAATAAAAATAGCGAGGTTTAATTACCTGCTTTCAAGAATAGGAAACAATACTATATTTTGGCAAATAGACCAACTAGAGAGAGTTCGAAGCGGTAAAGTAATGGAGTATAATTTCACTACTGGAAAACGTGTTAAGGATGAAAATGGAAAAGCTGCTATTAGATGGATGCATCGACAACCGTATAATTTGAAGCAATGTTTATTTGGATTGCATTTGACTAAAGAGGATAAAATCAAAACTATCTGTATTGTTGAAAGCGAAAAGACGGCTGTAATCATGTCAATATTTGTACCCAATTGTATATGGTTGGCTACGGGTTCAAAAAGCGGTTTTAAAATTGAATACGTTTCAGATATAAAATTAAGAAAAATTGTAGCGTTTCCAGATAAAGGATGTTATAAAGAGTGGTTTGATAAGGCTTTAGAAATGAATAGTTTCGGATACAATATTACAGTTTCTAATGAAATTGAAGTTTCAGACTGTTTGGATGGGGAAGATATAGCGGATGTTTATTTGAAAAATTTAAAATTATGATACAAAACATATCCTCACTAATACAGCCTGAAAAAAAATCAGAGTTTCCAATTGAGATATTTCCTAAGCCGATTCAATCTTATATTTTAGAAGCCAATTCCACGCTCGATAGTAATATCGACTATATGGGCTGTTCTCTACTTTGGGGAATTTCTACTGTTATTGGCAACTCGTCCGCAATTGAAGTGAAAGCAGGCTGGATTGAATTTGCTAACATTTGGATTGCTTGTGTTGGTTCCGCTGGAGTTGGCAAAACCCCTAGCATATCCATGGCGACACGTCCGTTTGAAAAGATTAACTCGAAACTAATTGCAAGTTATCCACGAAATTATGCACTTTGGAAAGAGTCGAATGGCGACCCAGAAAACGAACCAAAGCATGAACAGTTTATAGTAAACGATATTACTATTGAGGCCTTAGTAGATATTCATTGCAAAAACCCAAATTCGATGGGAATGTTTAGAGAAGAACTAGATGGATGGGTTAAGAATATGTCACGTTATTCTAACGGTTCCGACCTTCCTTTTTGGCTTACTACCTGGAGTGGTAAAGCGGTTTCAATGAATCGTAAAAGCGGAAACTCTTATTTGCCAAAGCCTTTTATTCCAATTCTCGGAGGTGTGCAACCTGCTATACTAGAGAGTTTCAGTACCGAAGAGAATAAAAGTAATGGATTTTTAGACCGTATTTTGTTATGTTGTCCTGAAATAAAGATTGAGTTTTACAACAGTAATGAAATGGACTACACTGCAATCCAATATTACGACAATTGGGTACGTTCTTTTTATCGGGCTATTAATTTAGATATTCGAAAAAACGAAGATGAAGAAATAATTTCTAATATTTATAAATTTGATGATGAAGCTAAATATGAATGGGAAAAGATTTATAATGAGATTTCTATTATGCAAAATTCAGACGAAGAAAATGAATATATGAAATCGATGTTGCCGAAGCAAAAAAGCTACATTCCTAGATTTGCGTTATTGATACATTTAATGAACAATTTTGAAGTAGTTAGTATTCCAGTATTGATTTCAAAAGATACTGTCTTAAAATCGTTTAAATTAAGTAAATACTTTATAAAACAAGCGCAAAAGGTAAAGGTAAGTGCAAAGGAAACGAAATCTATACAAGCGATTATAACTATAAATAAAGATTTTAGTCCTAGAGATATTTTTATGGCAATGTTGCAGAAAAAAGATAAAGTAAATTATACTAAGGTTGCCGAAATGTTGAATGTTACCCGAGCGACTCTATATAATTGGACAAAGGAATATGAAAAAGTGTAAAATCTAATTTTACACTTTTTATACACTTTTTATACACTTTTCAGCCGTTAAGCCTTACTATTATTATTATTATACATATTATACAGTTATATTAATATAAATATATAAATATATAAAAATCACTATATTTAAAGAGGGTTTCGGTAAAAGTGTCAAATTATACACTTTTTTACGTTAAACAATTATAAATCAACACTTTACGAAAAACAAAGTGTAAAATATGTCAAATCAACTATACAATTTAATAAAATGAAAAACATCCAGTGCAAACATTGCCAGCAGACCAGGGTAATTGAAAAACGAACTCGCAAAGAAATTAGAATACGAACTTTTTAAATTTAATTATGGCGCTTAAAAAATTATCAGAATTTGCTAAAATATGCGGATTGAATTACGAGGACATTGAGAGCGTGGTTCGAAAAGAAAATATAAAACCTAGACTCATGCCTATGAAATACTTAGATGAGACAATGCAAGATAATATAGCAAGGGTATTATTCTTTGAAGGTAAGATTAAGTACTTAACATTTGAAAGTAAGATGAATGTTAAAGTTTCCTCAACAGTTCCGAAGGATCGGGTTAAGGAGTTAAAAGATTTTGTAAAAACATTACAATATTAAAAAATAGTTGTATTTTTACGTTATGATAGATAAAATATACGCAAAGCATAACTATTGGATAGGACTGGCAATTGGTTATGGAATTACCGACTACCCAGAAGATGCTGTACAAGATGCGTATATTAAAATTTACGATAAAAAAGATATTAACCTATCTTATTTTGGACTGGTATTAAGATCGGTTTGTTTTGATGTAAAAAGAAAAAGAAAATTAGACACGATTCCGTTTTATAACAATCTAGACACAGTAGATACAGTCTCTGAAATGCCAGTAGATATTACGGAACGTCTGTTTTCTTTAGATAATTGGGCGTGGGATGACAAATTGTTTTATTTGAAATATATTGAGGAAGAATTATCTATGCGAAAATTTGCAAATAAATATAATTATAATTGTACATTTGTATTTAGAAAATTAAAAGAATTAAAATTAAAATTAAATTCGCTATGACAAAGAAAAATCAAGACATTATTGATGATCATTTTAAAAATAAAAAAGCTCTTACTTTAGGGCAAAAAATTATTTTAAGTAAAGTTTATAGGACGGAAATAGGAGGTTTAATTGATGCAAATGACAATGAATCGCAATGGAGAATGTACATAGGTTCTTTAAGCAATCTAGTATCTGTTAAAAAAGTATTAAGTATTTTAGCCCTGGCATTATTTTTAAGTTGTACACCCGAAGCAATACCTGCCGTAATTGCAAAAGATTGTGAGTGCGACAAAGTAGTCGAGTTTAAAACTATGAATATTGTTGGCGTTACAAATGGAGTCACTAAATACTACTCTTATACAACTATTAACGAATGCTCAGGATTACAACGCACAAGCGGATGGGTAATAGATGCAGTAAAAATTGGAGACTGTAAATAATGTTAAAAATATGTTAAAATTTAATAAAGGTGTTGTTTATTAATAAAAGCGTTGTATATTTGTATAAGAGTTAAGGAAGTGATTTACACGGCAAACTTAAAAAACAAATATTATGAATCAATTCACTCAAATTTTAGAAAAAGCAGCAAGTCAATTAGATTTTGATTTTAATGTTTGTCAATCAAATAAAAGCGAAGCAGCTTACTTGACAATTGCTTGTTATTCAAATTCTAAAATAAATGATCTTTACACCTGTTTAGGGGTTCGTTTAGCCTCTCACGATGCAATGACTGCCAATTCTAAAGCATATGAAGTTCAATTAGATTTTGGTTTTTATTTCGATTATTCATCAAAATCATTTTCAACTACTTGGGGTATTGATGAAGATGGAGATTTTTCAGAAAGTGCTTTAGAAGATGAAATTAAATTTATAAATGATGATGAAATGATTGTTTATATGGCAAATTGTTTAGTAGTAAAATTAAAATCAAAAATATAACTAATGGCAAACGAACGCAATGCAGGAAGAAAACCCGTACTCAATCCAGTACGGGTAAACCTAACGGTACCGAAAGAAAAAGTAAAAGAATTAAAAGAATTTGCAAAAACATTACAGTATGAAAAGCCAATTGATTAAAATTTCAGAGGTTAAATTAAACCCAAACAACCCTAGACTTATTAAAGATGATAAATTTAAAAAGTTAGTTCAGTCTATTAAAGATTTTCCCGAAATGCTTAATATTAGACCAATAGTAGTTAATCAAGATATGGTTATACTCGGTGGTAATATGCGATATAAAGCCTGTAAAGAAGCTGGACTAAAAGAAATACCAGTAATTATAACAAACTTAACAGAAGAGCAACAAAGAGAGTTTTTAATAAAAGACAATACAAGCGGAGGCGAATGGGATTGGGAAGTATTAGCGAATGAATGGGATGCGGAACAGTTAGATGCTTGGGGATTGGATTTAGTAGGTTTTGATGTTGAAACTGATTATTCAGATAAAAACAAAGAACTTGATTTGAATGATTTTGAAGACCAAAAATATACAATAAAATTAGAATTTACCGAAGACGATTATAATTTCGTTAAAGACAAATTACAACAATTCGGACAAAGTCCTGAAAAAATATTATACGATGCACTTGTTTCCTTATAAATGGAATTTAGCTAATAGCTACCCATCAAAGAATATAACAAAAAACGATTATAATGTTTTTGGTACTTTTATTTGTGGCGGTGGCTCAACTATGGGTTACAAACTTGCAGGGTTTAATCATTTAGGAGGTGTTGAAATAGACACTAAAATCGCAAAGGTTTATCAATTAAACCATAAACCAAAGTATCTTTATTTAGAAGATATTAGAGAATTTGTAAAGCGTTCTGATATTCCAAATGAATTATATAATTTAGATTTATTAGATGGTTCGCCTCCGTGTTCAAGTTTCAGTATGGCTGGAAATCGTGAAAAAGATTGGGGTAAAAAAAAGGTATTTAAAGAGGGACAAGCTGAACAGGTATTAGACGATTTGTTTTTTGAATACATAGCACTTGCAAAAAAGCTACAACCTAAAATAGTATTAGCAGAAAACGTAAAAGGATTAATTCAAGGGAACGCTAAACTTTATGTAAAAAAGATATTTGCAGAATTTAACAAAGCAGGCTACAATGTTCAGCTGTTTTTGCTTAATGCCGCATCAATGGGCGTGCCTCAAAAACGTGAACGTGTATTTTTTATTTGTCAAAGGAATGATTTGAATTTACCTAAATTGAGATTGGAGTTTAATGAGGATTCAATACCGTTTAGAAATGTAAGGAGTGAAGAAGGTAGTAATAAAGTATCTGATGAAAGAAAAATGTTATTATCAAAAGCAATAAAAACAGACACAAATATTTCAAATATAAATGAAAGATTGTTTAACAAAGTTAGTGGTTTTAATGCAGGTATAATTCACGATGAAAAAGTAAAAGGAACGATAACAAGCTCTGAATTAGATTACAGGTTTTTTGATAAAATGCAATTATCAAAATATGATTATTGTGTTTGCGGAACATACCCACTTGATTACGACTTTCAAGATGTAGAACCAAAGTATTTAATAGGTATGAGTGTACCGCCAGTAATGACTGCGCAAATAGCAAATCAGATTAAAATACAATGGTTAGATAAATTATAACATTATGGCATACGACAGAATTAAAATATTTGAACAAGCGAAAGAAGTAATAGTTAAACATAAATTGTTTTTTATAGATGATATCTGTGCTTTTTTGCCTATTTCAAGAACTACATTTTATGATTGGGAATTTGACAAATCGGACGAGCTAAAAGCATTATTAGAAACAAACCGAACCACTTTAAAAGTATCAATGCGTTCTAAATGGTACACTTCAAACGCTCCAGCTTTGCAAATGGCACTAATGAAATTGATAGCAACACCTGAGGAACTTAAAAAATTATCGATGCAATATATTGAAAGCGAAAATAAAAATACAAACTTCGATATAAATTCAATTTATGATCAAGAAGCACCCGAAGCATTGGAATAGNTTNGGNAATNAAACTCGATACTTTGTTTTGACAGGTGGCAGAGGGTCCGGTAAATCATTTGAGGTTGGTAGATTTGCCAGCCTTTTGTCTTTTGAATCAGGACATAAAATTCTATTCACAAGNCAAACAATGACATCTGCTCATTTGTCAATTATTCCAGAATTTCAAGAAAAGATTGACCTACTACAATTAAACCACGCTTTTGATGTTCGTAAATCTGAAATAGTAAACATACAATCTGGAAGCGAAATAATATTTAAAGGAATAAAAACTTCAAGCGGTGACCAAACTGCAAACTTAAAATCATTGCAAGGCGTAACCACTTGGATATTAGACGAGGCGGAAGAACTTACAGACGAAAGTATATTCGATAAAATTAACTTTTCTATTCGGCAAAAAGGAAAACAAAACCGCGTTATTTTAATCTTAAACCCAAGCACTAAAGAACATTGGATTTATAAAAAATTCTTTGAACAAGCAGGAGTTCCAGAAGGCTTTAACGGCCAAAAAAATAACGTTACTTACATACACACAACGTATTTAGACAATCAAGAAAACCTAGACGAATCTTTTTTACACGAAATAGAACAAGTCCGGGTAAACAATCCTAAAAAATACGAACACGTTATACTCGGTGGATGGTTGGACAAAGCCGACGGAGTTGTCTTTACTAATTGGAAGTTTGGAATATTTAACCCCGATAATTTACAAACTTCTTTTGGAATGGATTTTGGATTTTCGATTGACCCCGATACACTTACTGAAGTGGCGATTGATAAAGTTAAAAAGAAGTTATATGTTAAGCAACACATTTACCAAAACAAACTTAAAACGCACGAGCTTTGTCAAATGGTAAAGGGAATCACGGGCGATAAATTAATTGTGGCAGATAGCTCTGAAAGTCGTTTAATTGAAGATATGAAAGCGTTTTCAATTAATGTGGTAGGTGTAAAAAAAGGAACTATTGAAAGTGGAATTGTAAGGATGCAAGACTTTGAAATTATAGTTGAACCAAACAGCCACGCAATAGCAAAAGAATTTAACAACTATGTTTATTTGAATCGGATTGGTAAATTATACATTGACAATTACAACCACGCAATAGATGGAATTCGATATAATTTGATACATCATTTAGACAATCCTAACTCAGGGAAATACTTTGTATATTAATTTGAAACGATTTTTTTTATATTTCGTTTAATAAATATGAAATTAGAAATCACAATCCCAACAAAACTAAGCGAGATAAAACTATCTCAATATCAATCATTTTTAAAGATAGCAAAGAACAACGAGGATTCGGAATTTTTGCATCAAAAAATGGTTCAAATATTTTGCGGAATAGATTTGAAAGATGTAGCTACAATCAAATATAAAGATGTGGCAGACATAACTACTTTAATCAGTAATATGTTTCAACAAGAAAATAAATTACAAACTACATTTAAAATAGGTGGAGTTGAATTTGGATTTATTCCAAACCTTGAGGATATAACATTTGGGGAGTACACTGATTTAGATACTTATATTGCCGATTGGGATATGATGCACCGAGCCATGGCGGTATTGTATCGACCAATCACAAAAAAGGGATTTAACAAAACATACGGCATAGAGCCATATAGTGGCACGGTTACTTACGCTGACGCAATGAAACATATGCCTTTAGATGTTGCACTTGGAGCAACGGTTTTTTTTTACAATTTAGGGAACGCACTTCTCAACGCTACAATCAACTATTTGGAGAAGGACAAAGCCTTGCAGAATATTCTGCAGAAGGGCAATTTGGGCAAAGATGGGGATGGTATAGTTCAATCTATGCTATTGCTCAGGGAGACCTTACACGATTCGATAAAATTACAAGATTAAATATACACGAATGCTTAACTTGGTTAACATTTGAGAAAGAAAAAAACAATTTAGAAGTTAAAATGATAAAGAAATGATAGGATATTACCAAGTTTTAAGCACAATTGAGGACCAATTAAAGCAAGATTTGTTTTGTAATACAGTAACAAGCGGATCTATTTTTAATATTGCACTAAATAAACAGGATATTTACCCAATATCTCACATAGTTGTAAACTCATTTAGAGAAGAAGGTGCTGCATTTGTTTATAACATATCTGTTATTTCAATGGATTTAGTCAATGATGACGATACAAATGAGCAGGATGTAATGCATACGCAATCAATGGTAGGTATAAAATTAGTAGAAATGTTAAAAAGAGGCGATTTATTTAGAGATTTATATCAATTAACTGGTGCTGTAAACTACGAATTTTTTAGAGATAGATTCGAAGATAAAGTAGCGGGATGCACGGCTACATTTGATGTCTTAGTGCCTAACGATATGCCAATAAGATGAGCCACCAATTAGAAAAAGTTAATAAGACTATTAAAATGTTTCGTGATTATGTTATCCGGGAAGCAAAGGATAATTTAAAACGAGGTGGACAATATGGAAGTTATAATAATACAAGTACATTATCTAATAGTATAAAAGGTGAAATAGTTACTGAAGATAAATTTAGTATAGTTGGCTTTTCAATGGACGGATACGGAATGTTCGTTGACAAAGGAGTGAAGGGAAAAACGAGCTCGGCAAAAGCTCCAGATAGTCCGTTTAAGTTTGGAAAAGGTACTGGACCAAAAGGAGGATTAACACAAGGAATAAATAAATGGGTAAAACAAAAAGGATTTCAATTTCGTGATAAAAAGTCAGGTAAATTTTTAAGTTACGAATCAACAGCATTTTTAATAACAAGAAGTATATTTCACAAAGGAATAAAACCAAGTTTATTTTTCACCAAACCATTTGAAGCGGGTTATAAAAAATATATTGATGTAGATTTAATTAAAGCATTTGGACAAGACGTAGAAACAATAATAGATTACAATTTAAAAGATATAAAATGAAAATTATAAAAGTTAGAAGTCCTTTTTTAATATCAATAAATGAAGCTTTGCAAATAGGAAGTAAGGTAGAGTTATTCATTTACAACAAAAGCACGAGCGAACCTGCAACGCCTACTTATACGCTATCAAAACCAATAGCAAGTACTACTCAATTAGAAAATGTTTATAATATATCTAACTATATCCGTGAATATATTACAGCAACAACTCCAGCAGCGGTAAGTACTCCAACGATTGAAAGCAATATTAATTGGGCGATTTGTAAAGTTAAAAGATACAAGTTAATTGGGGTTACTTATACTTTGTTAGACACGGTTACATACATAGCTTTGGACGGATTTTCTACCAACAACGAAGTATCGCAAACAGCAATAAACACGGAAGTATTGGCATTGAAAAATACAGCTCAAACGGTTCAATATTTTAATATAAACGTGCCATATTTTAATTTAGTATTAAATAGAGATACGGTAAATAGATATGTAGCGAAATACTACAATGCAGCAGGAACTTTATTTTCTACCCAAGAAATAATAAGCGCAGGAAGTGCCGAATTGTTTAATTATAAAGTACCTTTAGTTTATCAAAACAGCGTAAGAGCAGAAATAAATTTAGAATTAGTTTCAACTATAGCCACTTTTAAAACAGAAAAAATAGAAGAATATAAATATGCGCCTGTAGTTTGTAGTTTTATAAATCGTTACGGTGGCTGGGAATTTTTAACATTTTTCAAAGCAAAAAGCAATTCTATTTCGGTAAAAGGAACGGACTATAAAATTTCAGGGCAAACAAAAAGATTTAATATAAATGGATCGCAAACAGAGAAATTAAATACAGGATGGGTTAATGAAAATTACTCTGAATTAATAACCGATTTGTTGTTTAGCGAAACCGTTTTGTTAAATGGCAAATCTGTTATTTTAAAAACACAAGGAACGGATTTAAAAACATCTTTAAAGGATGGATTGATAAACTACGAAATAGATTTTGAATACGCTTATAACCTTATAAATGACATAGTATGATAGTTGTAGGAATTTTTATAAAAGACAACAATGGCAATTATAATAAGGTAGAATTATTTGACGATGAAAAAATATCGGTTAATAGTTTGATTCAAAATATAAATGATATAAGCAAAACTTTTACGGATTTTAGCCAAACATTTACAGTTCCTGCAACAAAAAATAATAATAAAATATTTAAACATTGGTACGAAAACTCAAATAACAACGGATTTAGTACATTGGTAAAATCAGATGCTTATATTGAATTAGACACAATACCATTTAGAAGTGGTAAAATACAATTAGAAAGTTGCAACGTAAAAGACGAACAACCACAAAATTATAGTATTAATTTTATAGGAGCATTAGGAACTTTAAAAGATAAATTTAATGGTTTATTTTTAAAAGACTTAACAGATACTACTTATGATTTTGCTTATAGTGGGGCGGTTGTTAAAGATAAAGTTACTACAACCGCAACGAGTGCGGATGTTATGTTTCCTTTAATAAGTTCAAATAGATATTGGAATTACAATGGTGGTGGTGATAATGATATTACTGTAAATTCACATCCTATTGTGTATTCAGAATTATTTCCTGCTATTAGATTGAGAGCGGTTTTTGATATGATTGACAGAGATACAAAATGGAATATAAATTTTAACGGTGCGTTTTTAACAGATGCAAGGTTTACAAACGCATATTTGTATTTGAAAAATGCTGAAACTTTTGTATCTAAAGGGCAATTAGGTAAAATAAATTATCAAACTCAAACAAACACAACTGTTGGAATAAGTTTTAATTTAACAACCGGCATTTTAAATTTAACTTTTGATTCAAGGGTTTTAAATAGGCTTGTAACTTTAAATATTACAAATACAGTTGCGGGCGTTAATTATTCCGTTTATTGTTTTAAAAACGGAGTACAATTTTCTAAAGTAGATTTGGTTTCAATAATTGGGACACAAAATACAGATATTTTATATGTATCAGGAAATGCAATTGACACGGCTAATTATGAATTTTATTTTAGTTCAACAAACCCTGTTACTTTTACAAGCACAACGACATTAAGATCTTCGTACGAACCCTCGAGCGGTATTCCTCGACCCAGCGTGTCTACGTTAAACCAAACAACTGCAATAACAACAACTGTAATTTTACCCTTAAAATCATACTTCCCCGAAATAAAAATAGAGGATTTCTTTAGTGGTATTTTAAAAATGTTCAATCTAACTTGCTATTCAACTGATGGAATAAATTATACCATTGAACAACTAGAAAGTTATTATACAAGCGGAACAATTACAGACATAACAAAATATATTAAATCAGAATCGGTTGATTTAAATCGTGTTAAAACTTACAAGAAAATAAACTTTGAATATGAAAAATCAGAATCAATAGTAAATGTAGGATTTAAAAGTGCAAATAATATTGAGTATGGTTCTTTATTTTATGATACTGGAAACGATGGTGACGAATACAATATTAAACTACCTTTTGAAGATTTAAATTTTAGTAATATAGGAGGTGGGCTTTTGCAAGTTGGATATGTATTAAAAAGCGATGGAATTACAAAATACACTCCAAAGCCTGTAATATTATACGGGTACAATCAAACAGCTTTAACAACCGCTCCAGTGTTTCATTTTAACAATGGTGCAACAACAACAGCGCATACAACTTACAAAGCATTTGGACAGGAATATTTTAACGGCACAGATACTTTTAGTTTAAACTTTAACGAGCAACAAAGTACATTGACAAATCAATTAATAAGCAATAGTTTATACAATCAATATTATCGGGATTATTTAACTAATATTTTTGACGCAAAAGCAAGGTTAATAAAAGTTAGTGGTATATTACCAACTTCTTTATTAACATCGATTAAATTAAACGATAGACTTATTATTAGAGACAAAAGATATTTGATAAATACAATGACAATAGACTTGACAACAGGCGAAGTTCAATTTGAATTACTAACTGATTTTAGAACATTATGATAAAGCACATTTTAGATTTATTAGCACTTGATGAATTTTACGCACAAAGTGAATTGATTGAAATAGCGAAAGGAAAGTGCCAAAGAGTAACAACTTGGAAGCAAGGGTGTAAACAATTAAAAAGACAATTAAAATGGCAGAAAAGAAAGTAATAGATTTAGAAATAAAATCTAATTTAAGTGATATTGCAAAATGGTTTAAAAATTTAGGTACTTCTGTAAAAGATGTAAATAAAGAAGTTACTAATCTTGATGCTACTTTTGAAGAAGTTTATGGTGACTTAAAACCATTAACTGCTCGTATGGGAGAAGCAGAAGATAGGCTTTATGAGTTAGCAAAAGCGGGAAAACAAGGTTCTCAAGAATATAAAGACTTATTAAAATCAGTTGGCGAATACAAAAGAGTACAACAACAAACAGATTTAGTTGTGGATGCTGCTGCTCAAACAATGGGTAGCAAATTAACAGGTTCTTTAAATGCTGCTGCTGGTGGTTTTTCTTTAGCGCAAGGTTCAATGGCTTTATTTGGAGCTGAAAGTTCGTCAGTTGAAGAAGCTATGTTAAAAGTTCAAGCTGCTATGGCTATTAGTCAAGGTGTAGAAACAATTACTCAAAGTGGTAAAAGTGTTCGTGTTTTAGGTACTGCGTTACAAGCCACAACTATTTTTCAAAAAATATCCGCTGCTGCTCAATATGTTTGGAACGTTGCAATGGCAGCAAACCCAATAGGCGCTTTAGTTGTTGCAGTTAGTGCTTTATTGATTGGTGGTTATAAACTTATTAAATTTTTTAAAGATTCATCTGATGCAAATGAAAAGGCTGCAAGTTCTACTATAAGAAATGCAAATGCTTTAAAAGAACAAAGTATAAGTGCTACACAAAGTACAAATAAACTTAAAACATACAATGACCAACAATATGCTTTAGCACAAGCTGCTGGAATGTCTTCTGAAGGTTTAAGAAAACTTGCTTTAAAACACAAAGAAGAAGAAATTGCTTTAAATAAAAAAAATGCAGTATTAGCACAAAGTACATTTTTAAGAGAACGTGATACATTGGCTTCTTTAAAAAATTCAAATGCAAGTGACGAGGTTATTGCCAATCAAGAAAAACTTACACAAGAAACATATAAAAATTTTACAAAGCAAAATGAAATTTTAGATAAATCTTACAAAGAACGTGCTGCATTAAGAAATGCAAATGCAGTTGGAGAAGTTAGCAATGCAAAAGCAAACGCTGATAAAGTTACAGCGGCTAATAAAGAAGCAAATGACAAAAGATTAACGCAAGAAAAAGCAGACGCAGCTACTTTAAAAACTCATAAAGATGATATTTTAAAGAATCAGCAAAAAATGAATCTTGATAAAATAGATCAAGAAATTCAAGAAGGTGTAGACGAAAAGGAACGAAAAAGAAAATCATTAGAGGATATTTCTTTAATGGTCGACATGATAGACGCTGAGGATATAAGAAAAGCAAAAGTCACTTCGGATGAAAAAATTGCAATAGCTCAAGCAGAATCACAGCAAAAAAAAGATATTCAAAATGCTCAATTTGCATTAGCGGATGGTGCTGTTAATTTTCTAAAACAAATATCTGGTAAAAATAAAGCCATACAAAAAGCGTCTATAATTGCTGAAAACGCAATAGGTATTGGCAAAATGATTATTGCAAATAACGCCGCTAATATTGGTGCGTTGGCAACACCACAAGCAATATTAACAAGTGGTGCAAGTGCTATTCCAGTTATAGCAATGAATAATATTACAACTGCATTAGGTGTAGCTACTACAATAGCTTCAACTGCAAAAGCCTTAGCTGCTGTGGGTGGCGGCAGTGGAGGCTCTTCTCCAAGTGTAGGAGGTGGAAACGCATCTGCTCCAGCCGCTCCATCATTCAATGTAGTAGGTGCAAGTTCTACAAATCAATTGGCGCAAACAATAGGAAACAAACAAAACGAACCTATTCAAGCGTATGTCGTGTCCAATCATGTAACAACGCAACAAGGTTATGATCGAAATATTTTAAAAAGTGCTACGATAGGTTAATAAAAAAGACCTTACAATTAAGTAAGGTCTTTGAGTTTTTAAATAGTAACGTACATCTTCATACATTTATTACTTTGCAAGTATAAAAGTTAATTTTGAAACAAACAAACATTTTTACGTTTAATATTTATGACAAAGAAAGTTTTTGAATTACTATTAAACGAAGATGCGGAAGGAGTTTTTGCTATTAGCTTGGTAGATAGGCCTGCAACCAAAAGTAATTGGAATTGGATTGCATTTTCGGAAACTCAAAAAATAGAATTTAAAGAAGTTGCAGGAAATCGTAATCTTTTAATGGGTGCGGTTTTAATTCCAGACTTACTCATAGATAGAAGAGGCGAAGATGGCGAAGTTTTTCAGGTTTTTTTAAGTGCGGAAACTATTCAGAAAACGGCTTATAAGTTTATGAAAGACGGAAACCAGGGGGAATCCACATTGCAACACAAAACAAAAGTCGATGGTGTTACAGTTGTTGAAACGTGGTTAAAAGAAGATATGGTTCACGATAAATCTGTAAAATACGGATTTGATTATCCGCTAAATACGTGGATGGTTGCTATTATAGTTGAAAATGACGACATAAAAGCAAAGGTAAAATCTGGCGAAATAAAAGGATTTTCAATAGAGGGCTTTTTTAACCAAAAGCAAAAGATGAGTGAAGATGAAATTGCATACAATAAAATTAAAGAATTATTAACAAATTAATTATAAAAATGGAATACAAACAAGTATTAAACAAAGTACGCGCTTTGCTATCACTAGAAGTAAAATTCGAGCAAATGACATTAATTGACGGGGTGACGGTTTTAGAAGCAGAATCTTTTGAAGCAGGTTTTTCAGTTGGAATTGTAACTGCCGAAGGAATTATTCCGGCACCAGTTGGAGTTCACGAAACAACTGACAATATGGTTATCACAGTTGAGGTAGAAGGTATTATTAAATCGGTTGAAGCAAAAGAAATTGAAGCATCGGCAGATCCGGCAGCGCCAGCAGCAGCAGATCCAGCTATTAAAAAAGTAGTTGACACGGTAACTAAAGAAACTTTTTTCGCCGAAGTAAAAGTAGAAATTGAAAAACTAGAAGCTGAAAACACAGCTTTAAAAGTAGAATTACAAGCAGTTAAATTAGAATTACAGCAAGCAGGGGTAAAAGCAATAGTTCCAAATCCAGAACCGAAACAAGCGATTTCAAAGTCTTACAATGAAATGACAAATTTCGAAAAACTAAAACACAATAAAGGACTTTAACAATTAAAAATAAAAAAATGGCAGTATCATTTACAGGCGTAAAGAGCGCACAATCAGAATACCCAGAGATTATACAAGAAGTCTATGCAGACTCACCAACTTTTAGAGGTGAAACTATCGAAGTAGTTGAAGGTCATAAATCTGGAATGGACATTTACGAAAGTTCAGCATCGGTTACTTTTTCAGCTGCTAACTACGGCTCAGTAACAGCGGATAACGTTGCTTTATCTTCTCAAAAATCAGTTGTAAATCTTAAGACTTTCAATGTTGAAGGCATTATTGACGAAAGCTCTTTGTTGAATACAAGATTCCAAAAATCAATGAAAGCTGGAGCTTACGAGGTTGTTTCAGAAGAATTTGACAAAGCGGTTTTAGTACAAGTACAACCAGCAGTAGGAGCAAAATTAGAAAGCGGAGTTTGGAACGGTGCAACAGCAGCTACAAAAACAGCTATTGCAGCATTAGTGCCAGGGGCAGGACAGGGTTCTGTATCAGCAGGTGCGCAAACATTAGTTGCAGCTATGCCAACTACTTTGTTTGATTCAATACCAGCTACAATGATCTATAATGATTCGCAATCAAAAGCAGTGCCAGGAGCAGGTTTAGGAGACTACAAAAAAGTATTNACAATTGCATCGGTTACAAGTGCTTCAATCGTTGCGGAATATGTTAAGATTTATAATACTATTCCAGACGAGATTTTAGTAATGACAGGAGACGATGCTCCAGTTATCTACGTACCAAAAGGCGATTATAAATTGATTAAATCAGTTAACAGAGTACAAGGCGCAGCGTTACAGGAAAACTTTGTAGGAAGCTCTTTTAATGATATGTATTTTAACGATATTAAAATTGTATTTACTGACTTAGTAGGATTTAGAATTGCAGCACCTAAATTTCACTTGAAATTAGTAGTTGATTTACTTTCTGATTCTTCTCAATTGATTATCGAAAAAGAAGCAAACGCTTCAACTCGTAGAATAATAAAACTAATCAACACAATGACTACTTGGGTTGTGAGACAAAAATTCAACGTATTGTACGCAGGATAAAAATAATCTAACCGCCTATTAATTTAGGTGGTTTTTAAAAATAAAACTAAAAAACTATGCCAGCAGAAGCATTTACCCTCGGACGGTTAGAACCAACAAAGTCAAGTGTTGGTGGATTAAGAGCCGTATATTTTATTTCAAGTGGCTACATTAGCCCTTCTACTTTTGTTTACGGTACGACTACTTTATCGGATGCTATTGTGTCCAATAGTGGGGCTGCAACAATTACAGCAGTTAAGTACGATTTAGTCGGAACAAATACGTTTGAACAACCTTTCACAAGTTCACGTACAAATGGAACTACATTTTTCACGCAAAAATTATCTATACAGTTAAAGAAATTAAATGCGGTAAGCCACCANCAAACGAAGCTTTTAGCTTACTCAAGACCTCAAATGATTNTTGAAGATAATAATGGAAATTTATTTTTTGCAGGATTAGAGCAAGGTATGGATGCTACAGGCGGAAACATAGCTACGGGGACAGCAATGGGAGATATGTCAGGTTATACTATTGAATTTGAAGGCATGGAAAAATTAGCCGCAAATTTTTTAACCGGCGCAATTACAACGGTGATTGGAGGTGCTATCACAGTAGGAACTTAATCTAAAATTATAATATTAAAAACCCTCTAATTAAGAGGGTTTTTTTTTGAAACGTTTTTACTATTTTTTCGTTTAATAATTATGATAAAATTATCAAAATCTACAAGCGCACAGCAAGTGTCTTTTATTCCAAGAAGTATGGACGCTTATTCTATTGTTTTAAGAAATGAAAGCACACAAGTAGAGACCGTTTTAACCCCTGAATTTTATAATACCGAATATTATTTAACGGCAAATATTGTTTTTGACTTACTTGAAAATCATTTTTATAACTTCACGGTAAAAAATGCATCGGGAAATATAATTTATTTAGACAAAATTTTCTGCACAAATCAAAGTACAGAAAGTTATTCAATTAATAATGGAGCGTATGTCAATGCGGCTGCATCAAATACGATAATATATGAGTAGTCACTTTATACAATTAGAAGCCTACAACCCTCCAAAAGCGGTTGAAAATAAACGGGAAGATTGGGTTGGGTTTGGAGTTAAAAATGATTATTATGAATTTTTAATAGACCGTTACAATAACAGTGCTACTAACAATCAAGTTATAAATAATATTGTAAAATTAATTTATGGCAAAGGATTANACGCAAAAGACGCATCAAGAAAGCTAAGCGAATATGCTCAAATGAAAGTGCTTTTTAGTAAGGAAACTGTTAAAAAAGCAACTAAAGATATGTATCTTTTAGGGCAATGCGCTTTGCAAGTTATTTATGCTAAAAACAAAAAAACTATTGTAGAAGTACAGCATATTCCTGTACATTTATTAAGACCGCAAAAATGTAACGCTGAAGGCGTGATTGAAAATTATTACTATTCAGACAATTGGATGAAATTAAGGGATTTTCCAGCTAAACCAATACCTGCTTTTGGTTATGGAGGTAAAACTTTAGAAATATTAATGATTGGAAACTATACGGTAGGTCAAAAATATTTTAGCTCGGTATCTTACATTGGTGGATTAAGTTATGCAAAATTAGAAGAAGATATTTCAGAATATTTAATTTCGCTAGTCGAAACAGGATTTTCTCCTTTGAAAATTATTAATTTTTCGAATGGAGTTCCAAACGAGGATTTGCAAAAAACAATAGTTGAAAGCGTAAAAGCAAAAGCAACGGGATCTAGTGGCGACAAATTAATAATAGCGTTTGGAGCAGACGAAACGAAAAAAGTAACTATTGATAGCGTGCCAATTGACAATGCGGCACAGCAATACGAATATTTAAGCAACGAAGCAAGGTCTAAAATAATGTTATCTCACGGGGTAACTTCTGGATTACTATTTGGTATTCCTTCTGCAAATGGATTTAGTTCTAATGCAGATGAATTAAAGACCGCATTTATATTATTTGATAATAATGTAATTATACCTAACCAAGAACAATTTTGTGACGGCATAGATAAGATTTTAGCTTATAATGGTATTGGTTTAGATTTAACATTTAAACCTTTAAATCCTTTAATAGATGCTGTACAGGCAATAGTTGCTACTCCTATTCAAATGAGTGAAGAAGTACACGATCATTTTGATATTGATAGTTTGGAAGGAGAGTCGATAAGTGAAGAATGGGAGTTAGTAGATAAAAGAGAATATTCAGATAAAAATATATCTATTGAAGATTGGGCAAATAATTTAATAGTTGAAAAGAAAACAACATTACAAAAATTAGCTGATATAATTAAATCTAATCCAAGTGCAAAAAGTTATTTAGATAAAGATATTTATAAAGTACGTTATGAATATTCAGAAATAGCAGGAACTGATAGAGCTAAATCAAGAGGTTTTTGTAAACAGATGATGTCAAGAACATCAAGTGGAGTAGTGTACAGAAAAGAAGATATTGATCAGGCATCATTTCAAGGAGTTAATAATACATTTGGACACGAAGGTCAAAATTATTCTTTATGGTTATATGTTGGAGGAAAATATTGCCATCATTTTTGGAGTGAGAACCTTTATAGATTAAAAACAAAAACAGATGGAACTCCTTATGTAGATAAAGCATTATCTTCAAGTGAAGAAGTTAATAGTATTGCAGGATATAAACCATCTCCAGCAGGATTAGAAATAGCTAAAATTGCACCAATTAATAGACCAGGTAGAGGAGAATATCCACAATAATATAAGATATGGCAAAAGCACTGTTTATAACCGACAAAGAATTGAAGCAGATGACTGTTTTAAATGGGAATTTAGACCCCGATAAAACAAAACAATTTTTAATTATAGCACAGGACACGCATTTATACAGCTATTTAGGCTCTAAATTGTTTAAAAAAATAAATGATGGTATAGTGGAGGCTAACTTAAGCGGTAATTATTTGACTTTGTTAAATGACTATATTAAACCTATGGCAATTCATTGGTCAATGGTTGAGATATTGCCTTTTATTTCTTATGCGGTTGCAAATAAAGGGGTTTTTAAACACGCCTCTGAGAATAGTACAGCGGTCGAAAAGTCTGAAATTGACTATTTAGTAGAAAAACAAAGACAAATAGCTCAAAATTATACTCAAAAATTCATAGATTACATGGTAATAAATTACGCACTTTATCCAGAGTATTATTTAGATCAAACAAATGAGCAAATCCCAAACACTAGTGCTAACTTTGGAGGTTGGTATTTAAATAAATAGATAAAATATGGAGTTTTTAAATTTTACGCATAAAAAGGGAGATACGTTTGAATTAGTAAATTTTGCTTTACTTGTTAATTCAGTAGCTTTAAATTTAACTGGTTGCACGTTAAGAATGCAGTTAAGAAAAGAATTTGGAGGTGTAATATTTCTTTCTTTAACTTCGGTTGGAAGCGCAGGAATTACAATTACAAATGCTGCTGGTGGTTTATTTAAAATAAACAAACAAATAATTAATATTGATGCCAACGCTTATATTTATGATATTGAATTAATTAAAGCAGATGGTACTGTTAAAACATATATAAGTGGCAATTTTTATATAACTAATGATATAACAAGATAAAATGGCAAACGATATAATAGACATAAATGTTTACGAAACGGTAGAAACGGTTGCAATAACAGTACAACCTAATTTAACTACTATTAATGTAAATTCTGTTACTGGGGGCGCAAATTTAGACTATACGCCAAGCCCTACAAATGGAATTGTATCTAGCGATTCAGGTACGGATGCTACAATACCTTTAGCAGATTCTACAAATGCAGGTTTAATAAGTCCATCTGAAAAGATTAAATTAGCAGGAATAGCAACAGGAGCAGAAGTAAACGTAAATGGTGATTGGAATGCAGTTAGTGGTGATGCTCAAATACTTAATAAACCAAGTGTTCCAAGTATTGCTGGATTGGCTACTATAACCTATGTAGACACTCAAGACGCATTAAAATCAAATATAGCATCGCCTACTTTTACCGGAACGGTTAGTGGAATTACTAAAACAATGGTAGGATTAGGTAGTGTAGACAATACTTCGGATGCGTTAAAACCAATTAGTACAGCTACACAGACCGCTTTGAATTTAAAAGAAGATAAAGTAACTGGCAAATCTTTGATTGCAGATAGTGAAATCACTCGTTTATTGACGCTTTCAAATTTCGATAATAGTTCTAATGTTACCACATTAAATAACAAAGAAGATAAAGTTACGGGGAAATCCCTTATTTCAGACACGGAAATCACTCGTTTAGCTACGCTTTCAAATTTCGATAATAGTTCTAATGTTACAGCTTTAAATTTAAAAGAGGATAAAGTTACAGGCAAATCATTAATTGCGGATAGTGAAATCACTCGTTTAGCTACGGTTGTTAATTTCAATAATAGTTCTAACGTTACAGCTTTGAATTTAAAAGAGGATAAAGTAAATAAAAATGTAGCCAATGGTTATGCGGGGCTTGGAACGGACGGTAAATTAATATCAAGCCAATTACCAAGCATTACTATATCTGAAACTTTTGTAGTAGCGAGTCAAGTTGCTATGTTAGCAATAGTAGGAGAAACTGGAGACGTTGCTGTAAGAACTGATTTAAACAAGTCCTTTATTTTAAAAGGAACAAACCCAGCCGTTCTATCTGACTGGCAAGAATTATTGACGCCTACAAGTGCGGTGACAACTGTATTTGGGAGAAACGGAGCGGTAATTGCACAATCAGGCGATTATACAAAAGCACAAGTAGGACTTCCGAATGTAGACAATACTTCGGATTTACTAAAACCAATNNGTACAGCTACTCAAACAGCTTTGAATTTAAAAGCAAATGATAACGCCGTGGTTCACTTAGCAGGAACTGAAACAATTACNGGCATTAAAACCATTGCGCCACAAAGTCAAGATGAGGCTTTTAGTGGGGCTCGAAATATGTTGACGGTTATTAATAGTGATACACAGAGCGAGGATAACTATGTTGACGGTTATGCTCTTTATGTTCAGTCTAGTGGTCAGGGTATTAGGTCTGATGTATTTGGACAAGGAACTGCTGTTCTCGCTGCTTCTAATACAGGAACCGGTCTTGTTGCTTCTTCTGGTACCGGAACTGGTCTTGTTGTTTCTTCTAGTTCTGGAACTGGTGTTATCGCTTCTTCTAATGGAGTTCAAACTGCTATTTCTGCTTCTTCCAATGGAACTGGAACTGCTGTTGTTGCTAATTCTAATGTAGGAACTGGTCTTGTTGCTTATTCTAATCTAGGAACCGGTGTTATTGTTTCTGCTACTTCTGGAACACCAATTCAAACCTACGGAAACGGAACAGGAAAACCATCAGTTGAAAATAACCTCGGAAACTCAAATAAAGGTTTAGTTGTAAATTCAGGCGCAAGTTCAACAGGAAATCCTATCGAACATAATAAAAATGGTACAATAAACTACACGGTAAACCAAGCAGGGGAAACAACAGGTTCAAAATTCATCAAAACAGGAGCTACTGAAACAAACATACTTTTAGCAGGTGGTTCAGATATAACTCAACTTAGTTTGCCAATTAGTACAGCTACACAGACCGCTTTGAATTTAAAAGCAAACACTACTGATTTAACACTTCAAAGAGTTACAACAGGGGCTGGAGCGAGCACTACTACGAATCCTATTGCGGTTAATACGAATCAAGATATTGGCATTGCTGCTACTGGAGCAGCTTACGGAATCGTTGCTGGAAGTGTAGAAATTGGAATTTTGAGTGAGGGTGTGCAATCTGGAATTATTGCTAAAGGAGGAGAGTACGGGATTCGTAGTTTTGCCCAAACAAACACAGGTGTTGCTGGTAAATTTGAAGTGCCATTAACATCCACCGCAAACATAGCTGAATTCACAAAAGACAATGTGACAATATCCGCTATTCAAAACACAGGTAAAATTACGGCAGTAGCAGGAACAGCAAGTACAGACGTAGTGGTTAAGAGTCAATTAGATTTGAAGGCAAATATAGATTCTCCAACTTTTACAGGAACGGTAGTATTACCAAGCACCACCTCAATAGGCGCAATTACAAATACAGAGTTGAGTTACGTAGATGGGGTTACAAGTTCAATTCAAACGCAATTAAACGGTAAACAAGCAACGCTTACGAATCCAGTTACAGGAACAGGAACAACGAACTTTTTATCAAAATTTACAGGAACAACTGCTTTAGGTAATAGTCTTTTATTTGATAACGGAACAAATGTAGGTATTGGTACTACTAATCCTCGCGCTAGATTAGATTTAGCAACACCTGATAATCCTGTTACTGCTACGAATTTATTAAGTTTTAGGAATATTAGTGATTTTGGTATTTATGCTACATCTATAAGTGTAGGAAGTAGAGGCAATACATTAGATTTTCTTGCGAGGGATTATAATTTAGGAGCAGGAGTAGCAACAAGAAATGTATTAAGTTTAAGACCAGAAGGCAACGTAGGTATAGGAACAACCGCACCAACATCAAAACTTCAAGTGGTAGGATTGGTAGATTATGCAACAAACGCTTTAGCAATTGCAGGGGGCTTGACAGTAGGTGCTTTTTATAGAACCTCAGAGGTTGTTAAAGTAGTAATATAATAAATAAATAAACATTATGAAAAATTGGAAAACAACCCTATTGGGTATCTTAGGAGCAGGAGTAGTCCTTGCAACAGCTAAAGGCTGGATTGATAAAGAAATCGCAGCCTTTGTAGGTTCAGCAATTGTGGCTTTATTTGGAATAGCCACACAGGACGCAACTTCTCGTTTAGTCGGCACAAGACCAAATGATAGGAAAGTCTAAGGTATTGTTATATCTTGCCTTGGCAATAAGCTTAATCACTTATTTGTTTTGGCAAGATTTACCAAAAGGCTCTTTTTACATTGGAAATTCTTTGTTTATATCTTTTCTTTGCTTATTTATTTTTCTTAATTTTAAAAAATGTTTTCTTACATTTGTACTATTAGGGTTTAGTTTAAATAATTTACTCGAAGAATTGTTTTTCAATCCTACAAAATTTGAAATAAACGAAATTTTAGTTTTAATAATTGTACCATTAATTTGGTTTTTAAATAATAAAAAATGCCTTTAAAAAATTTAGTTGAAGAGTCTAATATACTTTTGATGAAAATTATATTACCCGCCTTTATTGCGGTAGGCATTAAAATTGCAATAGAGATGAAAAGAACAAGTAAAAAAGTTTCTTGGCTAAACGTTATTTTATCTTTATTAATAGGCGTTGGAGGGGCTTATGTCTCTAGCGATATTATAATTCAATCGGTTGATTTAAAATACATATCAATAATTATAGCTTTGGTTGCGATTATATCAGATAAAATAGGAGAGTTTTTAATCTACAAATTTAACGTTGATGGATTTTTAACGGCTTTTGCGGATATGCTAATAACTAGTTTGACTAAGAAAAAATGAAAAATATATCAAAGTACATTACCTATCAAGAAGCTGTAACAAGTCAAACTGCAGTAAGAAATAAGATTGCAAACGTTCCAAACAACAATGAATTGTTAAATATGGAATTAGTTGCTATTCGAGTTTTTGACGTTGTACGGGAGCATTTTGGAGTTCCGTTACGGGTTTCAAGTTTCTTTAGATGTTTGCTTTTGAATAAAGCGGTCCGTGGCTCTAAAACTTCCCAACATTGCAAAGGTCAAGCAATAGATATGCAAGGCACAGGTAAAGTTACAAATAAAATGATTTTCGATTATATAAAAGAAAATTTAGACTTCGACCAATTGATTTGGGAATTTGGAAACGATGAGAATCCTGCCTGGGTTCACGTATCGTATGTATCAAAAAAGAAAAATAGAAAACAAATAATACGTCTAGAATGAAAGATAAAAAATGGTTTCAAATCTTAAAAAAGATAGTCTTATTTATTCTTCCAGTAGTAATAAAAAATCAAAAAGGAATTAAAGGGACAGCTAACGAGGGTAAGATTGACGAAATATTTAAACCCCTCGATTGAGGGGGTTATTTATATTTAGTTGTTAATAATCCGCACCAGCCGATAACCGCACCTACACGCAAGTTTTGTGAAAAACAAAACCTGCAAGTGTAGCTGCAAAACGTTAGCACTCATTTTGAGAAACCAACGTATCCGAAAGTTTTAGCGTAAAACATCT